TCAAAAGGCTTCGTTCCCTTGAATTTTTTGAAATCCAGTTTTCCGGTTTCAGTAAATTCCTGAATCATTTCTTTGACCAGGTTCCTTTCTTTAAAATCCGGGTATCCGGTGTAAATCCTGGCAGGATCCATGTCTTTGCAGAACTCAGCAAGAACTTCATTAAACACCTTGGTTTTGAATTCCGGCAAAGGATCAATAAACTTCCATTCAATCAAGCGGTCGTAATACCGATGCAGCCCGAACATTGACTTTTCAGGCTCAAACAACCATTCCCTGTAAAACGCCACGGCTTCTTCATGCTTTTTGTTGGCGTAATACTCAACAACCTCTTTTGGCGGTGGTGGTGGACAGGCTTTGCTTAGATGCCCAAAGTCCATGCGGAATTTTTTATACCATCCGAAAATATTGGCTGCGCTGATTGTTGTGAGCTGGTCATCAAGTTTGATTTCTCCAAATGAGGCCATTTCCAAGGCTTTCAGGATGTCGTCGATAATCGCATGGGGATAAACCTCCATGATTTTCTTTATTGCTGCTTCTGCGGTCTTCAGACATTCGCCCTGGTCCTTAAAGGTTAGCTTCATAACTGCATGGGCCGCAATAATTCCTGCTGAAATTTGAGCCTCAACCATTTCTGAATCTTTTGCAAACTCATAACTGAGCCGACCAGGTTTTTCTTTTAAAAATGTAAGGGTTCCTCCAGAACCTAATAGCTTACGAGTTGCTTCCATTGTTTGCGTGTTTCTTTTTTATCAATTCCAATACCCCTTTAAGGTTTCTTTCCTGCTCTGACATTTCAGTTCCGTCAGGATGGTATTCTTTTTTTGGTTCTGGCTTACCATTTGGTTTTTCCGGGAAAATACCCTTCCACCGATTTGCGATTGAATTGTCAATAATCTTTTCGGATCTGTGGAAATCCCCGCCAGAATAGTCGATCAACTTTTTTACAAATTCATCCAGGGTTGCCTGGGTTTTGTAGGTTTCCCGATGTTCGGCTTTTTTGTAGTCAATCCATTTTTTTACCAAGGGTTCAAAAAGTCCGTAGGTGTCGGTTTTGATTTTTACCCTTTCCCCTGCACCCCTATCCCTAATTACAATTCCAGTTTCATTTACACTTTCATTTACACTTTCATTTACACCTTCAGAACGTAATACGTTCGTATTACTTTCGTTTCTATGTTTTTCCCATCTCTTATTCACTGATTCTTTGGCTTTTAAGCCTTTTTCTTTACGGATTAACATCTCTTTTTCAAGTCGTAAAGAATAACTCCCGGATTCGTCGTGCTGAAATTTTGAATACACTGATGCCCCGTTCGTAATTGAATCGCATTGCGCTCGTAATACGTTCGTATCAATTCTCCCCCCATGTTGATGTTGAGCGCACAAAAGCCGAATGTATAGGCCAACCTGCTCATTTGACATAAACATGGTCCCTGTCAAAAAATCGGAACTGTAAAACAGGAAAGCTGGATCTTTAGCCATAAATTTAAAACACTAAATGTTCAAACCCCGGCTCTTCATTATACCATGAAACATAAAGTTTGCATAGCTTATAAAAATTTTCACTTTCTAAATCAACTATTGAAACAGAATCGCCATTTGTTGTTTTTAGCAAAACTGAATCGCTAAAAATTGTAACTACTAATTTCCAATCATCTGCTCGATCTTCTAATAAAAGATTCATAAAAACAAAAACCCCATCCGGCTTTCCTGTTTGGAACCAGCGAGGTAACACGCTGAACAGTACCGACCGAATGGGGCTTTAAAAATCTTCATTTTTACCTTATTTTACCGGGGTTCCAATCCGGGTCTTTCGACATTGCAAATATACAGTTTTTTTAAATCACTCCGTAGTGAATCAGAAAAACACCCGCCAAAAAAAGCAATCCACAGGCCAACAAAAGACCAGTTTTCAAGGCAGAATTGGCCCCTTTTAGCTTCCCGATTTGTTCATTTAAGTAGTCAATCCGATCAGTCATTTGGTTTTCTTTGTCCAGGGCTTCGGTACGAATCCGGCCAATCTTGATGTCCTGTTCGGTCTTGATTTCCCGCAAAATTTTGATGTCCTGCGCCAAAGAATCATTTTGCTGTGTTGCCAAAGTCAGACGTTTCATCACATCGTTTCTTTCTCTTTCAAAGTAATCTTTGCCCTTTCGCAAGCTTTCAGTTTTGCGCTCCAGATCTTCAACTTTCTGAAGTTCCTGGATCAATCCGACCGGAAGATTGACTTCAACAAAGTTTGATGAATCTTTGTGGGCTTTAATTTCGGCTTTCCAGGTATCAGAATTAACCTGACCAATGATGTGAATACTTCCCCGACCTACTCCGAGGCGAAGACCAATTTCGATTTTCGGTGTTTTCATTTTGTTTATTTTTGCAACAAAGGTAAAACAGGATTTCTTTTCTGTGCAACAAAATTTTGAACTTCATAAATAAATTCATCCAAAGACCAAGTTACCAAAGTTTTCCATCCACGTTTTTCAAGTTCCCGAAGCCACCATTTTTGTTCTTCGGTTAATGTATTGCGGCCTACTTTTAGTTCAATGGCAAAGCCAACATAACCGCCATAAGGCTCCTGAATTAGGCAGTCTGGAACGCCACGCTTTACGCCCTTTCTTTTTAGGTGTATTCCCTCCAGGCTTATCTTTTGCCCCGATTTCAGTTCGTAGGATTTTGTCTTACGCTCATTTGCCGGATGAAACCAAAGCAGACCAAGCGTATCTAAAAACCTGGCTGCTGAAATCTGAAAGTCATCTTCGCTGCCACGGTATGGGGCAAACTGTTTTTTAGTCGGTAAATCCAAAAAAGAAAAATTTATTCGATTTTGTTGCAAGTTAGTTTCTTTGTCTATCTTTGCAACAAATTAAAGAACAAATGTCAGAACTGAACAGCAATATTATCGCCTTGACCGCAGCAGAATTTTGCCGCAAGACAGGGCTTTCACGATACATGATTACTCGAAACAAGAACAAATTCCAATGGGCTGATCCTGACCCATTGTTTAAGGAACGAATCCTGACTACTGAGGCGAATTTTGGAATTGCGGAAGAAATCCGGAAGCAAAACGCTGAACGGGTTAAGAAAGATTGATAGGTAAAAAGTGATAATTGATTGTAAAGAGCCTGGTATTTTATCAGGCTTTTTTTATTTTTTGTTGCAGGATTCGAAAGGTTGTTGTATTTTTGTTGCAAGTTTTAAACACAACAATTTATGTCAAATCAACAAGTGCAACCGGCGAATACGTCGCCAATTCAGTTTCTCCAGCAGGACAATGTCAAACGAAAGTTTGAAGAACTTTTGGGCAAAAGAGCATCTTCTTTCCTGACTTCGGTGCTTCAGATCGTAAGCAACAACTCTTACTTGAAAAATGCCAGTCCCCAATCCATTTACAATGCAGCCTGTGTTGCGGCAACTTTAGACCTGCCAATTAACAACAACCTTGGCTTTGCATACATCGTGCCTTATGGCAAAGATGCACAGTTTCAGATGGGTTACAGAGGTTTTATTCAGCTTGCTCAAAGATCGGGGCAGTTTAAGACGATTTCAGCTACTCCGATTTATCAGGGTCAGATTGTTGCTGAGAATCCTTTGACTGGATATGAGTTTGATTTTACCGTATCAAAAACCGGAAGCCCGATTGGGTATGCGGCCTACTTTAAATTGTTAAACGGGTTTGAAAAAACCCTATACATGACCACCGAAGAACTTAAACAGCACGGTTTACGGTTTTCTCAGACCTTTAAAAGAGGTCAGGGACTTTGGAAGGATGACTTTGAATCAATGGCGTTGAAAACCGTTATTAAGTTGTTGCTGTCAAAGTTTGCGCCATTATCCGTTGAAATGCAGCAGGCTGTAATTACTGATCAGGGAGTTATTGACAACCCTGATACATTGGAAGTGGCTTATTCGGACAACACAGAACCCGAAATTAACCACGAACTTGAAAGGGCCGAAAAAATGGTTGTTGCTACAACTTCGATTGAAAAACTCGAAGCACTTCTTCTGGAATTGCCGGAAGATATTAAGGTTGAATTGCAGCCTGTAATTGAGAATCACCGGGTTTTTATTGTCAAAGCAAATGAGCAAGCCTAAATTCCGCTGTTCCGGATTGTCGCACTTGATGACAGAGCCAAAGTCAGCAGCCGACAAAGCGGCTGGCAACCTTTCCGAAGGGGCAAAAGTCCACGCCTTGAACACTTGGATTTCGCACACATACAAACGCAGGGAAGAGGTCTATTCGAAGTACCTGGAGAAAGGCAATGAAACAGAAGAAGATTCTATTACGCTGGTTTCTTTGGCTTATGGAGTGTTTTTGAAAAAGAACGAAACCTTTGTTGAAAATGATTGGATTTGTGGTACTCCGGATTTGTTCACAGGTCCGGAACTAATGAAGGCAGAAACAATCAGGGACACAAAGTCAAGCTACGACATCTATACTTTTCTTCGGACAAAGCAGAAAGGACTTCCGGATTCGAACTACTGGCAGATTCAATGTTATTTGTGGCTTACTGGCGCAAAGGTCGGGTTTGTTGATTACTGCCTGAATAACGCTACTCCGGACTTGATTTTGGATGAACTTCGCAAAGTTAGATGGGCAATGCGAACCACGGATTCAGATGAAAGCCCGGAATTTGTAAAGCGTGCCCAAATGATTGAACGCTTAATGATTTACGATTTACCTGGATTTCGGAAGCGTTACCCAAACTTTGATTTGTACACCGAAGTTGAAAAATGGGAATACGATGTTCCGCAGGAACAAAGGATCCATACCTTTGAAATTGAAGCCAAACAATCCGAACAGGAATTGATTAAACGAAAAGTCGAAAAGGCATGGGAGTATATGGAATCCCTGTAAAACAAAAAATCCCGGCACAACACCGGGATTTTTCTTTTGGCGGCTTATGTGAAATAATCGTCCGAATAGTCGTCCGAATAATCCCCTTCTCCTAAGCCGCCTTTGTAAAACTTGCTTCGAACACACCGTTGATTCCTTCCAACGCATCCCCGGAAGGGAACATATTGGTTGGTGCGGCATAAACATCGAAGTAGGCTTCCATCCAGATGTTGTAGTTTTCGTTACACTCATCCGGAAGAATGCGCATATCGGCCCGGGCATATTCAGCACCTGGGATCGGCATTGTAAAACGCTCCATTGTTCCAATCTTTCCAAATTGGCCTTCATACTGAAGAAATGGAGTGTAGATCAGGGAGCCTGGGATGAAGATGGCAGCATCAGTTTCTGCACCAAATTCAGAAGCCACGTTCTGATCATATTCAAAATCTGCGATTCCGGTATTGGCCCGAACGGTTGAAAAATCAACGCCATTGGCTCCTTGTCCGAAAAAGCGAGAATCATTCATCCAGACTTGCTGAAGCGGTCCAGCACCACCGATGATAATTGGCGCACCTTCAAAAGTGGTAACCATGATGTCTTGCTTCATCCGGAAAAGTTCACCGGCGTTCAATGAACCATCTGCGTTCTGAATCTGGTAGGTTTTGGAAGCTACTCCACCAAGCCAAGTTCCATAAGCAGCAGCGATTGAAGTCAGGATGTCCTGGTTGATTGATTGCACCAAGGCATTTGACATCAAGCGGATGTCAGAGAACATTTCCCGGATAACTGACAAAGCAACTTGGGCATCACCTATTTGAGAGGCACGTTCTATGATCATTCCAGGGTTATTTGCCCCGGTTAAACGTACAAGTTCAGAATACGCATCGCAGTAAGCACGAACCTGGGCTTCAGTCATTGACTGAGAGATTCCCCGGTATTGCGTTACCTGAAATGATTCTTCGATATATTCCGAAGTCGGCCCAAAATCGCAGTTCTTTACGTCCACAGTATCAGAAGCTAACCTTCTGCGCTTGTAAACGACACGAACTTCTTTTGAGTGACCAGTTCCAGAATCATTTGCTCCACGAATCACACGGCCCCTTGCAAGGTTTTGTGGAAGTGTAAGAGCCTTCAAAGCACCACCGACAATCCCAACGGACTGAGGGTTGTTAATGGCATTATCTGACAGCGATGTAAGAATCGCCGGACAGATATTAGCGGTATTTACTGACATTTTTATTGAGAAGATTTCTCAAACACACCGAACGCTTTGTCGATGTCTTTGAGTACGCTGGCCGCATTGCTGGGCAGCTTAGGAGTGCCTGCACCACCTGAAGGAGGTACGAATCCTGGAGGGTTACCGGAGCCACCTGTGCCACCAGGAGCCGCTTCACCGATCAGTTTATGTTTTTGCAAAGTTAAAAGATGTAAATTTGAATATCCAAATTCTTTTCCTTCGACAACAAGGGGCAAAGATTCGTCATTTACATTGACCAATTTAAAGTCGTTTTTATCAACATCAAAAACCAGCTTTCCACCAAGAGCAGCAGCTTCAGTTTCGATTGCAGTCTGATAAATTGAAGCACGTCCGATTTCAGGGATTGCCTGGTTCCAGTTGAAGTTGGTTTTCCCAGTCAAAACAAGTTTTTGAATTCTGGCATTGTATTGCGCAGTTGTTTCACCAATCTGCTTTTCGTGCGTTTCCTTCAGTTCTTTTAGTAGCCTGTCTTTTTCGGCCATCTGACGGACATACTCTTCATTCCCTGGCTTTGACTTCTTTGCCGCTTCTACCTGATCGTGCATGAGTTCCATTGCACGCTTGTACATTTCGCCCGAAGACTTGATGTTTTTAAGTTCGGCAATTCCTTCCTGAGAAACCCCGAAGGCTTTGGCCTTTTCGATTATGGCTTCATCGGTTCCTTCTGCGAATTTCCGAATATGATAGTTCTTGGTGTCGATGTCGTTTTGCCCAAATGTTTTAGCTTCTGAAATTGACATCAAACCCTTGATTTTATTTGAAACTCCATCAGGCAATTCAAAGGCATCCAGCCCGGATCCTGATAAAGCAAGTGCCAGTTCCTGGTCATTTTCTACCCCTACCTTTTTGGCAAGTTCAAGAAGTAGGTCTTTAATCTTAGGCATTTTCTAATGGGTTTGTGGGTTCAGTATCAGTTTTGGCAGAAGGCTTTTTCTTTGGGGTTTGCGCTTCAGCTTGTGCCGCTTGCAGTTTTGCCATTACTTCCGGATTTGCCAAAAGTGCCTGAAGCAGATTAGGATCAGAAAGACTGTTGGTATCAATCTTGATTTGATGGACGATCTTTTGTTCGTGCCGTTGTCCGGGCAGTTCAATATTCTGCCAAACCTGGGACCGCTTGTTGAAGTCCTTAGAAAGTGCCTTGAAAGCAACCGAAGCCAGGACTTTAATCTCCCGGGTGTCTGTTCTTTCGCCTGTTTCAAAGTTCTTTTCCCGTTTGATCAAAGTTACCTTTTCCCGGGGCTTTGTTCTGGCCAGTTGGCCGAGTTCGTAAAGAGTCATATAAAAATTATTGAGTGTGCCGAATAAATGAAGGATTTGACATGGAAACCTTTTCCTGTCGTATAATCGAAGGGTTGGTAAACCCATAAGATTTAAGTTTGTATTGAATACCTGTCAACTGCCAATCAATTCCGCCCTGCTGGATTTCCGTTCCTTCCAAAAACAGTTGTGCAGCATTTTGGTTGATTGCGTAGGCATGGGTAAGCCACATTCCAGAACCCTGGTATAGGTTCTTCCACGGTCTTTCTTCTGCCAGTTTTAGCGTTGAAACAATGGACTTTTGATTTGTGCAAAAACCAAAATTCACATAGTCCCATGCTGGCATTTGGTCCCAATTCAAGAAAACTTCTTTGGCTAATGGTTCAATGCGAAAGTCATCTTCGAGGATCAGGCAGGTTTCAAGTTCGGACTGCATGAACTTTTGGTAAACGGTTCGATGTGAGGCATAGCATCCAATTTCACCCTGAGAAACCGGACTTAACCTGTTTTTGAGTTTGATTGAATTGTCAACCTGATGGCTGATTTCTGATCCAGTTGAACCAAACACAATTTCCGGAGGGTTGCCGTTTTTATCAACTAACCCGCCCAAAGATTCCATATGCCTGACATATTTACGCTGTCTGGCAACGGCTCTTTTTAGGGTTATGATGTAGATTTTATTAAACGGTGCAACCATTTTGCAAAGGTATGCAACTATTTGAATATGCAAATACTTAGCAAGTCGGGCAGTTTATATCTTCGAGAACAGTGAAATCCACGGTGAAAAAGTATAGTTCAAAGTTGAAGTTTGGCGTTCCCCAATAAGTCGAGGCTATTGCCTTTGAATCCATGTTTGAGTCGGTATAGGTCATTCCTGGTATCTGATTAACCACCGATGTTACAAAGGCTTCAGCATAGTGCTTTTTTGACATTCCTACCAATTTGTAGGATACATTCCTGGAAACCGGTCCTTTATTCCCGCCCCTGATTTGATCAGTTGGCGTTGCTGATTCTTGAATATAAAAGAAAGTCAAGTCGTGCTGATCAGAAACACCACAGGCTCTATTTTCGGGAATGGAATAGTAATTGGCACCTTGGTCCACTTCAATAGCTTCATGGGCTAAACCATAGTTCAGAATTGAACCTGGGAACTTCTGCTCTAAAAGGCTGCACAGTTTTTCAAAGTCTTTTTTCATCTGCTGAGTAGTTTTTGAGATTCTTTGTTAATGGTGTTTAAGGTCAGTTTGTTTTCGGTGTCGCTTGGATCAAAAACAGTTCCATAACGCTCCTCATTGTATTGGGCTATTTTAAACTGATTTCCGGCAAAACCATACCCATAAGAATTTGGCCCTGATGGAGCAGCCCGAAAGGCTAAGAACATATCCCCGGTCAAGGTTAGGTCCACAAATGCAACCTGACGGCCAAGGCTTCTACGGAGGTCTTTGTAGCCATAGAATTCATTGGTATCGCCAAAAGCCCGAAGCCGTCTTCCAATTTGCTTTTTTGTGGCCACTTCATTGAACCTTGCCGCTAATGGACCACCCGTAATGGTCTTGTCCGAATATTCGCCAATCTGGGATCCATCCGACTTTTTGCCATCATTCTGAACCCTTCTTTTGATTTCAGGGACCAAAGTAACCACAGCAGCCCGAAGCACCTTATTGGGGTCCACAGCATCTTTCCAGTTGCGTTCCTGAACCTTTATGAAGTCAGATATTGAATTATATTTTGGCATTTCTTTGAACTTTTGTTGCAGGATTCAGAACTTTGTTTTACCTTTGCAGAAACAAAAACAGAACATGAACACAAAACTAATCATTCCGGCAATTTATGTGCTGATTGAATCCGAGGCTCACGTAACCTTGGAAATCAAAGATAACGCTGCGGAGGCTATGGTCCTGCTTCTTAATCAATTTGGTGGCGTTCTTGAAGTCAAAGATGGTGGACTTCTTTATACAGAAACCGTTGGCACATTTGTTCATCTGAAGGCATTTGTTCCGATGACTGAAATAAAAAGGCATAATCAGACAGAATCCTTTGGTTCTTCGATTTCCTTCAATGGGATTGGCACAAAGGCAGAATGGAGGGATGGGATTCTTCACGTTTAGTCAAATGAAAAGAGAACTAATTGATTCTTTGAAAAGATGGGCCGTTTTGGCGGCTCTTCTTGCCTTTTCAATTTATGTCTGGATTCAGATTGTAGCAACCTTAATTCTGAAATAAAATGTTTGACAACGACACCCCACCAACCTACCCTGTTACAGTCCAGGACTACATTGATAACAATTATCAAAAGCCCTGGTCCGATGTTTTAAGCTGGTTTTTGACAAGTTATCTGGATGAGGAATGCCCCGGTAAATTGACTTTTTTAAATTTTCTTGAATGTGAAGAGGTTCCTGAAAGCCTTTATTCAATGGTTGTTTCTGACCTTTTCCCTAAAGAATTAACTGAAGAATTTATTGGATTGGTATGATTACGGTTTGTTTGACTTCGTGCGGTCGGTTTGACCTTCTGACAAGAACAATTGAAAGCCTGATAAAGCATTGGGATGGGCCAAAACCAGTAGCATTGTATATTTATGAAGACTCTGGTGTTTCAATAGGCCAGGAAATGACTTATTTGATAAAAGATTATTGCAGAAACCTTTGCCCCGTAACAGTTTATGCGGACAGTAAAAATGTTGGTCAAATAACGGCTGTTGATCGCCTTTATTCACTGGTAGAAACGCCATACATTTTTCATTGCGAGGACGATTGGGAGTTTTACCAAACAAGCTTCATTCAATCCAGCCTGGACATTCTTCAGCACGAACCAAAGGTTATGCAGGTCTGGTTAAGGGATCCAAAGGACCGCAATGGACATCCTGCATCTGGACCGATTCACACGCATTTGCGGACGCATTACCAGCACCTTTCAAAACTTCATGCCAGAGGTCAATGGAGGGGATTTTCTTTCAATCCTGGCCTTCGTAGGCTATCGGATTACCAAAGACTATTCCCAAATGGCTATGCGGAGAAATGCACATGGGACAGAGCAAAACCTTGGATGGCAGAAAGCCAGATCGGTCAGGTTTATTGGCGAAATGGGTTTGTGGCTGCTACCTTGTTGAGAGGGTATGTGAAGCATTTGGGTCAAAACAGACACATTTATTGATTATTTTGCTATCTTTGCATTGCTCGTCCGATATGAAAACATTAAAAACTTTTGCCCCTTCTGTATTGCCTATTCCCGTTCGGGAGTCGGACGAGCCTTTACAGTCGGGGCAATCTTTTTTTATGGAAAATGAAATTTGGAAAGACATTCCCGGATACGAAGGAGTTTACCAAGCAAGTTCTTTAGGAAGGATAAAATCAACTTACCGGCAAAAAAGAATCCTAAAGCCCCAAAAAGGGACGAAGTATCACCATGTTAGGCTTAGTAAGGCCAAGGAAATTACTATTCATTTGGTTCATCGATTAATAGCAAAAACTTTTTTAGAAAACCCTGAAAACAAAAGGACCGTAAATCATATTGACGGAAATCCATATAATAATATTGTCCAAAATCTTGAATGGGCTACCCATACAGAAAATATAAACCATAAGATTAAAATATTAAAAAAGGGAATAGGCAGGAAAGGAAAGGTGCAAAAATTAAACAAAGAAATTGTTTTGCAAATACGGCAATCAGAATTGTCCTGTTTAAAACTAAGCAAACAATACAATGTTTATGCTTCTACTATTTGGAACATAAAAACAAAAAGAACTTGGAAAAATATCTAAAAACAACAACTTTTCCAGCTATTACAGCAGACTTTTTACCGGGAATTTTCCCGAACACAAAGATTTTTTTGAACAACGAAAATTAAAAGAGAAATGAAAGCAGAAGAATTACGCATTCGTAATTGGGTAAAGCACCCAGATTATCAACATCCAATACAGGTGAATGCCTATGGGATTTTGGTTTGTTCGGAAAAGGAACATTTTGAGCCTTTGCCATTAACCGAAGAATGGTTACTGAGGGCGGGGTTTGTGCAGGAGAAAAATACTTTTTATTCAGACCACTTTGACTACCAACTGCAATCAAATAAAGACGGATTTGTCTTTTACCATGAACAGCTTTCTGCCTTTTATGGAACAGAAATAAAGTTTGTCCACCAAGTCCAGAACCTTTTTTTCGCTTTGACAGGAACCGAACTCGCATTTAAAACCGAAGAAACAAAATGATTATCCCACTCTTACCCTGGCGTGAAAAGTTCACCCCAAACCAATATGCACAGGCAATCGAGGACTGCATAACCTCAATAGATCAAATAAAGAAAGGCCGGATTATCAAGGCTGATTTGATTTCACAGCAATCTAAGGCTTTTGGAGTGAGTGAAATTCAGATTCGCACTATAATGGGCAAAAGCCGTTCTTTGCTCGAGGATGTGAATAAAGACCTTGTTGTCCCAACTTATTTTGGAGAAAGAGAATCAGATATTGAAGATGAAGATAATTGAATTTAAAGACCAGATTTATCCAGCATTTCAGGCCGAAGGCTTTGCGGCTCAGTTTGCTTTTCCCTTTGCTCAAAAGGTATGCCTTGGCAAAGGAGTTGATATTGGATGCAACAGGCCAGAATGGGCTTTCCCTGGTGCAATACCGGTGGACATTACAATAAACGATGAATACCATGCCTTCCATCTTCCAAAGGAATTGGACTACATTTTTTCCTCACATTGCCTCGAACACTTGCCAAATTGGGTTGAAGCTTTAGATTACTGGATTTCTGAATTGAAGCCGGGAGGAGTTCTTTTCCTCTATCTTCCAAACATGGATGAACAGCACTACTGGAGGCCGTGGAACAACCGTAAACACATTCATTATTTAACGCCAAAGATTGTTTACAATTATCTGAACAGCCGGGAAGACTTTGAGCATTTCTTTGTTTCGGATGGCGATCTAAATGATTCTTTCTCTGTAATATACTGCAAGTATGAAGGTAACGATTAACAATGAAAATTTTGTGGTTGATGGCCATGAATGGTTTTGGCCTACTTTGCCCCATTGGGAAACGAAGACCTTTGATGTTTTAAACCGCTTTGCAGACAAGGAAAAAGACTTCATTGATATTGGAGCATGGAACGGAGTTGTTTCTCTCCCTGCATCAAAGTTGTTTCGTCAGGTTTTGGCGATTGAACCAGATTACATGGCCTTTAATATTCTCAAAAGAAACATCCAAATAAATAGCATTGAAAATGCTATGCTTTGGCAGATGGTAGTTTCTGACTTTGAAGGCAGAACGGAGTTTTACGGGAATACGGGGGACTCAATGAGTAGTGCCTTAAAAAGGGATGAACACTTGGAGCCAACAGAAGTACGGTGCATTACTCTGGAAAGGATTCTAAAAGAATATTTTGCAGGGCAAATCGGCCTAATCAAAATGGACATTGAAGGTGGTGAATCTTTGGTTTTGCCGCATTCAATCGAAATCCTGCGAAAACTGAAACCACCAATGTACGTCAGTTTTCATCCTGCCTGGATTCCTGAATTCGACAACTTTTTGGAATCAATAGAGCCTCTATTTGACTTCTATACTTGCGAAGACCTTAATGGTCAAAAGTTCAGCTTTGCGGGTTTTTGCGCTCAGGTCAATGCCGGGAACCATAGCTTTTTATTTTACCCATGAAAACGGGCATAGTTATTCCTGTATTCAATCGGCCTCAGTACGTGAAGCAATGTTTTGAATCCTTGGCATTGGCTAAGTATCCGCATGAGATTGAATTCTACGTCGTAAATGATGGAAGTTCTGATCCGACTATTCCAATCATTCTGAACGAGTTTAGGGCACAGGGTTTCCCGGTTTTTATACACAACCACCCCCGAAACTTTGGCGTTTCCAAAGCAATCCTGACTGGCTTAAACGAGGCAATAAAAAATGGATGCACTTTTTTAATGATCCTGGACAGCGACGCTATTGTAAAGCCAAACTTCTTTGAGGTTCTTTTCGACCTTAAACTTCGGTTTTTGGGAAATATTGTTTCCGGGTTTAATACTCAGACAGTTGATTCAAAGACCTTGCAAATAAGGCATAAGACCATTGATTCTTTTGGCGATTACGTTACTAAAAAGACTATTGGAGGAATCAATATGTTTTTCAATTTGCCGCAGTTTCAGACCATTGTTTTTCCTGCGCTAAAAAGCTCCGGACATTGGGATTGGAATGTTTGTTCCCGAAGCAAATCCCCTTTTATTGTTTCAAAGCCTTCAGTCGTTCAGCATATTGGAATCGAAGAAGGCAAACACTTAAAAAATCCAGATATAGCTTTTGACTTCGATGAATAACATTGTATTACAGCCTCACGGGATTGGGGACCATATCTTTTGCCAACAACTGATTAAAGAGATTGCCAATGGTCCTATAGTGTGGCCGGTGCTTGATAAGTTCTTGCCAGGGCTGAAAGCAGCTTACCCGGATATAACATGGATTCCTACTGGCATTATTCCCGGAACCTGGGAAAATATTAAAAGGGACCAAGCAATCCAGAACAATCGAATAATCCCTATCCGGTTTGCTGATCAGATTCAAAGAGTGCCCTATCAATTCTGCATGAGGTCCAAGTACGATATGTACCAACTTGATTGGAAGACATGGAACCATTCAACTTATTGCAGAAACATGGAAAAAGAACTGCATCTTTTTGATTTGGTTGTTTCAAATCCAGATGAACCGTTTTGCCTTGTCAATCGAAACTTTACCAGCGTAGGCAATAAAGCCGTTCAAATAAAACCTGATTCTGGGTTGCAGATTGTCGAAATGCAAGAGTATTCAGGATTCAGTTTGTTTGATTGGTCCTTGGTTATTGAAAAAGCCACAGAGATTCACACCGTCAGCACTTCAATCATTTACCTTTTGGAATTGCTTGAATTAAAGTGCAAAGACCCGCATATTTACATCCGCAGACCTGATGAGTCAAACCACAAAAATTATGACTACATACTGCGAAAACACAATTACCAGCTTATGAATTAGTGTTAATAGGGTTTTACGAAAAGAAAGGGCCGGAAATATTTTTCGGCTTTTTTTATGGCATCTTCTGCACCTGCTGAATCAAAGCGGAATCCTCACAATTAAAACAAAGCGTTTCCCGATCAAGGTTCAACTGCCTTGCCCATCCTTTTAGGGCAGCCTGATATTCCTGCAGAAACGTAGCTTGGTTTCTTTCGGTTATTTCACGGTTACCCTGGGTGAAATAGTTGAACCGTTGCGATGCCAATTTGGTTCGCAGGATTTCAGCGCATAGCAATCTGGCCCAGGCATCTACTAAGTAATTCCTTTCCGAACAAATAAACGAATCCAGACTGCACATTAGTTCTGCATCCCAATAAATCCCTGATTGGTTGTCGTTGTTCCAATTTACGCCTAAGCCATAATCAAGAGGAGCCGAAATAGGAAAGTTTGACCATCCTTGGGTAAACCACCATGAAAACCGTGTTGCGCATTCCTGGTTAAACCATCCCCATCCATAATCAATAAAAGCACCGTTCAGCGTTGGAAGGTTTGTACAGTCAACCAACTGGGCAATGTTGATTTTGTCGAAATCTGAATACAGGATTTGGTTTATTGGTATGGTGTTCATGCCAGGAACCACGGTCGCTTCCTTTTCGTACAGCAACTTGCAATCCTGAGCCTGAAAGTATTTGATTGTGATTTCCACATCAACTTCCCCGGAATTATAGACATAAGCATTTTTAACCCGAAGCCCGATGTACTTACCTCCAGCAATCGAAGCAAAGATCCCCTTGTATTTCGCTTCTGGTCCAACGGGGTCGATCTGCTGCCATTGCTGATTGAAGACCTTTGAGGTCTGAAAAATAACCTGGTCCAGTCTGGCGTTTGCCATATCCGCTAAAACAGTCTGAATGTCGGTCTTGAGCTTCTGGTAAGCCTGGCGTTGAACGGATGCCCAAACGCCCAGGTAGGTTACCTGATCCTGACTGGCAATCTTTTCCAGTAGTTCAGAGGACATACCCGGATAGTCATTGATCCACAAACCTGAAATAGGTTCTTCAGTTGTGCAGGAGCGGAGTCCGATAAAGTCAGTTAAACAGGACATGGCAGAAAGTTTTTGCGAAAATAGGAGAAATATTTTTGGTGGTGAATGAAACCTTTTATACTTTTGTTGCGTTAGAGATCAAAAACAAAACAAAGTCATGAACATCTACGAAGTAATATACAGCGACGGCAAAACAGTTCTTGAAACATTTGCAGCTGATAACCTAACAGAAGCAAAGGCAAAAGCCAAAGAGAACCGGAGAAACTACAAAACAGCCCACTACCTGGTTCGCAGATGCTACCAAAGAGGCATCCGGGCAAATTCAGGAGAATCTTTCTGGCACTAAAACCAGCCCTTCGGGGCTTTTTTTATGAAAAAAACTAAAAGTTGCGCCGGTTGTAGGGCTTTAATTCACTATCAAACTGGCGGGTTTAGGTGCTATTTATCAAAGCAAATTGTAGAAACCGAAACCGAAGTTTTAGATCGAAGATTAGATGCCTATGTCAGACACGCTCCGGTTGAAGATTGTAAGGTAAAAACCGTAAAAGAAATGGTAAAAAAATCCTTGCTTGGTTAAGTGCGCCTAAGCCCTCTTAAACTTTTTCGCCTTACTCTTTACTGATTTCTTGCCAACACATCCCCATGCTTGCCTTGAAAGGTCGTTGGCGCATGGTGGATTCTTGCACTTCTTTATTCCTGATGACCTTGCACAGTAATTATCTCCCTTTTTGGTTCCCGGAGAAATAGAATAGCCTTTCGCCCCAAAACTTCTGGTTTTACCGTTTACCGTTGCTTTGAATTTCTTTTCTGCCATAGTGCGAAGATATGGTTTACTTCAATCCTGCCAATCCCCTTTTTTGAGCCAAAAGGTATTGGGTCTTTGTAATCGGATAAATGTCGTGGCGGCAACCAAATCCACCTAAAAAGGAAAAAATAGTAACTTCATTGGTCCCAGGCATTCTGCCATCCCAGCCTTTGAGTTTTGCCCAAGATTGAACCTCTGACTTTTTGAAGTAACGTCCTGCTCTTGCTTTGCAGAATTGCCGGGAATCTTCGATTAGCGTTCCTGCGTAGAAATAATATTGCAGATTCAAGTCTGTGGCTATGGTCTGATTGTATTCCCTGGAGAAGCCCATTATTGAATCCGATGTGGTTTGTTTTATGTAACGCTCCAAATAAGCTTTCTGCTGTGGCGTTCCTTCAATGAAGTTTTTTAGAACCTTCTGCAATTCAGTACGATTTGTTTGTCCGGCTGCATTTGCATTTAGCACCTCCGTTATCGCATTCTTAAAATTCTCCTTAATCTCCCCGCCAATCAATCGATCCCTGACCACTGAAATATTGGCCTTCAAAATTTCTTGGTACAATTCTTCCTTAGCATTATAGCCATCAATCAAAGTGCTGAAATAACTGTCCGAAAGATTCTTGATTTCCCGGAACCCTTTGACCAAATCCTGAACCTGTTTAATGTACTCCGGATTTGTTGAAATCGTTGCTGCGATCTGATGTTTGAGAGAAATAATCGCCCGGATGTTTGCGGCCCTGTTTTTTGGGTCCAGCGGAATGTCGTTGGTCAGTTCAATAACCTGATTCGACAAGTCTTTGAAGACAACCGGTAAACTGTCATCCATCTGCTTTTCAAGCGATGCCTGAAGCCTCTGAATCTCCCGGATTATTTCAAGCTGCCTGTCGGTTACTGCCATGCACCAAAAGTAAAATAATTTTTCTGGTTTGAGATTTGTTTGTAGTTTTGTTGCAATATGACGGCAAACATTTACTTAGGGGATTGCCACGACGTTTTGAAAAAAATTGAAACAGGCAGCATTGATTTAATGTTGACAGATCCGCCTTATGCGGTGACTCAAAATCAATGGGATGTAGAAATACCGTTGGCCAAACTATGGGAGGAGTGGGAGCGGGTCGTGAAGCCAAATGGAGCATTTATTTTTACTTCTCAATTCCCCTTTACTATTGATCTAATACTTTCTAAAAAGGACTTGTTTCGTTATGATTTAATTTGGTACAAGCCTCTTGGATCAGGTTATCTCAATGCCAACAAAATGCCCATGAGAAACCATGAACACATTCTGGTTTTTTACAGAAAGTTACCTACCTATAATCCACAAAAAGGAATTGGCGAAAGAAAAAGGTTTAATAGAAAACACGACAGAAACGGACCCAATTATGGCAGATTTGCGACAGAGGAAACAAGTAATTTTTATGACGACAAAGGGATGAGAAATCCACAAAGTGTAATTGAATTTAGCAATGGGGACAGAACTTCTGAAAGCGACCATCCAACTCAAAAACCGATAGCACTTTTTCAATATTTAATCAAAACCTACTCCAACCCCGGAGATACTGTTTTTGATGGATATTTAGGAAGCGGGACCTGTGCCCATGCAGCAATATCAGAGGGGAGAAGTTTTGTCGGCTCCGAGAAAGACCCCGACTACTTTGCCGCTGCCAAAAAGCGGATTGAAAACCACGTTAAGCAACTTCCATTATTTGGCCCTGTGCCGACAATCAATTTCTTTGATTAAACCACCTCAACTAACGGCACAATCCCGGCTTTCACATCCTTCTGCTTTGCAATAGCCTTTTCGTTCAGGTCTTTTCGCTGTTCGGACCTTGGTTTTAAAATCCAATCCGGGTTTTCCTCCATGAGTTCGTTTACGAATAGTTCAAGGTAGGTCGACAAAATGAAATCCAAGGCAGAACAACCACCTGAATCCCTTGTTAAGACCTTTTCATCCACGGTTTTATTTGGCAATGGGTCAAGTGCTGTCAGGGCTTTCATTAGCTTTAACTGCATTGAGTCGGTGCCATAGATTTTCTCAGTGTAGTCGTACTCCAAACCTTTGATAATAACCGGATTGAAACCGTCTTTTAAGGCTTTGCCTAATTGGTCTGCAATCATTTCAGCAGATAGGATGTCGAAGTCAGTTGGAACTGTAATGACTGGTTTTGCGGCCAAGAATTTCTCATCTGTAAATCCGGTGTTTTCGCCAATGATTCCAAGGGCAATAAGCCTTTGACCGTACATTATCATTGATGAACGGATATACACCGAAGCCAGATGCACTGCAACCTGGTAAAAGAAAGTATTGATTTCTTTGCGGTCGTATTGCTTTGCGAGTCCTGACTGGGCAGCAGGAACAACCGAAAGAAGTTCCAAACCAATAGCCTGAAAACCCCTGAAGATGTTGTTTTCGATATCCTCTTTTTGCGCTTTGAGGGATTCAGTGTCCCGGGTAACATATCCAGCCGGAGGAGTTGGAACCGTTGCTACTGATGGATTCAGAGCGTTGGGAACCTGAGCATTGATGACAATTTCAGTAAAGGGGGAACCTTCGCTTTGGCCCGTTCCGTTACAATCCCCACACTTTGTTTGTTCGTTTTTATTATTGACACTAAATCCAGTGCCACGACAGGTTTTGCACTTTTGGCCTCCAATCCTCCATTTCTGAGGATTTCCGTGCATAGCCCAATTTATTATCAGGTCTGAGTGCCTGTAAAGCACCTCATCCCATGCTGGTAAACATGGGCTTAAAATGCTGTCGTAAACCCTTTGGCCTTCTTCGATTTCTTTAATGATGAACCCGACATCAACAACAGGCAATACAGGGCTTTCGAATTCGTAATTGTAATAAACAAAAACATCCTCGTCGTACTTGTAAGCCTTGGTTTGCCTAATCAGCGCAAAACCGTTTTTATCAACGGCTAAAAACTGATCCCATTTAACCTGTTCTTTATCTTTCCATTTGCCAAAGCGGACAACAATCATGTCGTCCCTTTTATAGACTATGTCCTCTGAACAAAATATCTGAGGATAAGGGAATTTCGGGTCAAATACTGGATTTTCAGGGTTTTTCTTGATTTCTTCAAGGTTAGGCAAGAAAAGAACTACTGCATTTGGGTCTTTGAGATATTCCTTTAAGAAAGGGCCAAAAAGCCAAGCTGATAGCTTCCCAAACTTTGGCACATTGCCTTCGACATACTTCGAAAGGCTGTTTTCTTCCGTTACTCCGGTTTCTGCAACATTTTCGTTAAACCGGATTTTCCAATCGTCTGCCTGACTGATTTTCTGAAGGGTGGTGTAAACCCTTCCGGTACACATCATTGTGACCGATGTCCACCTTTTATCCCGATAGGCTTTTGCCCAAGATTCTTCGCCTGGGTGCTGATGCTCAAGTAAATGCTCAGGATAGTGTTCGGAGAAATGCGGGTAAAGGCTTTCAGCAATTTCCCTTATTTCTTCGCCAAATTCATCCTTCCCATCCCTGTAATCAGGGTGGTTTAAAGCCTCAATGGCTATCCTAAGCATTACTTCTGAGATCATTTCAGTTAGGCGGTAACAGTTACAACAACATCAAGAGTGCCATACACGCATCCGGTTTCGCTGGTTACCACAACCGTCAGGGTATATACCCCGGTTTCGATTGGGTTCAATTCCAGCTCTGCGGTTGTTTCATCGATTGTAGCCCCCAAAGCATCCACAACGTCCTCTTCTGAACCTAAAGACCAAACGATATCCGGCAAAGAGCCTGATGGTAGGGACTGATTCAAAGTGGCCGTGTAAGCTGTGGTGTCACCTGATGAAATAGTGGTTGAGATGGTGTCAATTCCGTCAATTTCGTAGGACAAACCTTCGAGAAGAACATCTGTATTAAATACCACAGGAACCGGATTGTCGTCAGATACCCATTTCACGGTTACCTGACCCATGATAAACTGAGTCAAGTCGTCCTGAATAACAGGATCCCCGATGACAGTTACTTGATTCCCGGCAGCATTCCAGACCTGAGCAGGAGTGAAGTACCAGAAATCGTAGTTCTGAGAGGTGCGCAGGATTTTATTGTAAAAATCAATATTGCCCTGACCCATAATCTGAAGGTCGTTGATATTGACAGTATGCGTTTTCGCACCAGGGCGATTGATACGCATTCCTGATCCTGGCAGTTCAGCAGTTTCCGGTCTTGGCTTTTCCCCTGAAGTATTCAGAATCAGAAAGGCATTTCCGGCAAGTTGTTGCTCCCAAAGTGAATCCTGCAAAGCCGTAGCCGTTGAGGTATCAATCTGAGAACGTACGCTTTTCTTAGTAAGGGCAAAGGCAATAATCCTTCCCTTTTCGTTTACGTCGCACGGAGGGTTGCGATAGCAGCCATCAGATGGACAGTTGGTTTGAAACATTGTATTAACAGCCTATGCAGGCGTTATTATCGGGCTGGAAGCCCTGAAGGAGTGCCTGGAACTTGACCATTGATAAGTTCCGATAAGTTGACTCAGTGGTGTTGTCTTGGGTGGTGGCAACTTCCAATTCTCCACTGACGAATATATTCTGACCGTTCCACACAAAAGCGGGATGTCTGGTGGCAGCAAACAAAGCATTCTGGGTGTTCAAGTCGATATAATCTGTTTGCAAAGAAACGGATTTATCTGAATTAGACATTGGCCTTTGATACGTTCCGTCTGAATTCCTGTAAATCGATTCTTCGATCTGGATAGTTTCTCCGCCACCGTTTAAGTCAATACGGGCAATTTGTTTCCAACCATATAGGTATTCGAAGCCTTCCCGGATTGTATAACCACTATCCCAAAATTCAACCAAGGTTGAAAAACAGTCATCTTCCCGATACTGAAGCGCATTTGAAACCGCATAGATTTCGAAGTCCTCGGTGTAGGAATCCTGACCATACAGGCAAATCCGGTAGCACCCTTCTGAAATACCTGGAATAAGTGCAGTGGCTTGGAATTGTGTTCCAACGGTTGTGTTTGCTTCAGTAACCCGGAACCACATATTGTTTTCAACAATATTTGGGAGGAAAGTGTAAGCCCCGATGCCAAGGAAGCATTCTGCTCCGGTATAGGTGCAAGTTATGGTGATGGTTTGGTCGTCGTTTACGGAAGCGGAAACAATTAAGTCTTCGGGCCATGCAAAATCGTTAATGAGGTCGGCAAAATCAGCAGTTGAAGTACAGGCATAAATATCAGCCCTTGCAAGCAATCCCAATCCAGCACCAATTCCGCCATCCTCATTTACATAGTAAAAATACATTCCATCAAATTCCCCAGGTCCGGGGCTGAATGTGTTTTTGATGCTTAGAAATGGTTGAATATTATCGTTTGAATCATAAAACCCTAATTGAGTTGAATCAGCCAAAGGAAGTTCAGCCGTTCCGATCTGCCCGACAAAATTGCCATCTGAATCCAGCAATCCTACAAGGCAGGATTCCAGCCCCGAAAGATTCCCTGAAATCAATGGCACATTAAATTGGTATGTATCTCCCGGCTTAATTGGTCCCTGATATGTTTCTCCAGGTGTTGGGCAGGCTTCGAAGTCCACAAATTCAATATCGTACCAGATTGAATTGTACATCAAACCGGTGTTGGGTTCGTATGGAAGCAGTCCAGCAAAATCCTGAATAAAAATCGAAGCATCTGGTTCTGTAAGACACACAAACCTTTGCCATAGCCATACCCCTCCCGTTTCAATGCCTGAGATACGAAGTCCGATGTTTGATGTGGACCATGTAAATTCCACCTTATTTGTCGAATCGGTTTCAGCAGTAAAAGACCACCCCGAAGGTCTGACAAACAAAGCGGCATAAGTAATTATGTCGGCCCGGGTAATGCCTGATTGAAACCCTTTCTTGACAATCTTACCTAAAACTGTTAGAAAGAAGCTTTCTTCTGAATCCAATTCCCTAAGCGAAAACCTATAAACAGGTTCAGCAGGTAGTGTTTGTTCGGGCGTTCTGACGGCTGTGGTAAATCGTTCTGAATAAGTCACATCCTGACATCTGGCCAATCC